AAGTCTATGTACCTGATACATTATGATCATACAGGCAAATGTACATGGATAGAATGTAAGTATCGCAAAGATACAGTAGAGAAAATGTTTATCGAATATAAAAGGAGGATAGGAAATGAGCGATTTACAAGAGAAAACAAACCGTTTAGATATTAAGTGGGTGATTATTATCCTTGCAGTGTTAGTATGTGTAGCAGTCACATGCTCGTTCTTTGTAGGACGTAAGACAGTTGCAAAGGATACAAGTATTGAGAAGATAGACACTCTTAATAATAAGATGAAAGCATTAGAGCGTTCCACGGACAGTCTTATAACTGTTATATCAAAGTATAAGAGTAAGACGGATACATTGAAGATAGAGAAAAATAACTTAACAATAAGATATGAAAAAGCTATTAGTCATATTGATACCACTTCTGTTACTGACGACACAGAATGGTTACGCGCAAAGCTCGATAGTATCCAGAGACTCTATTAATTATAAGTTCTCAGGAAAGAGTTTGAAGTCATTGAGGAAGTATGTAACCACTCTGGAGTATAACACGCAGAAGATGGTTCTTGATGATTCTATAATAGTCTATTCAGATACCGTTATAAGTCAACAGGATAAGGTTATAAATAATGACACGACAGTCATATCATTGCAGAATGAAAAAGTTAGTGTACTTAACAATACAATAGGAACAATGCAGAAAGATATGAAGACATATAAGAAGCATGAGACTGTTGTGAAAGTAAAAGTAGGAGTTATAACTGGTATACTTGGTATATTAATAGGATTGATAATATAACGGCTTGGCGTATTCCAAGAAATATAAATAAATAAATATATGTATACATTAAGAGAAAAGAACAACAAGACTGGCGTGACTTTGAATCGCGAATTGGGAAATTCTTATTATAAAATAAGAATTATTAATAAGGATGGAAAAGTTAATGCTGCATTTTTTAATGCGTTTGGTAGACGCTTTGGTATATCTTATGATGATGCTATGAGAGATAAAAAGGAACAGTTTGACAAAATATATGGATTTGTTTCTAATGATAAAGATAATGGGGATTTTGAATTAGAATGTGATAATGATTGTGATTATTTTATCGTAAATGAAAATGGTACTACATTTGAAAGGTTATAAATGTTAATTCTTAGTAATAATTAAAATATGAATATTTTTATAATTACTTTTGAAGTAAAATAAGTTATATATGAGAAATATACTTATAGGTATAAAGAATAAAGTGGCAGGAAAGAACGATGATCTATACTGTAAAAGGTTAGCCATCTGTTCTCACTGTCCGTTATATAAGAATGATTTCTTACTTGGATATATATGTTCAAATAAGAGATATATAAATGGTAATGGAGAAGTATCCTTAAGTCCTAAAGATGGATATGTAAAGGGATGCGGATGTATAATAGCATTAAAGGCAAGAGTAGAAGACGAACATTGTATAATAAATAAATGGTAATATTATGAGTGAATTAAATGGTGGGTTAATAATCCCGGATGTACCTTTTTCAAATGAGATGAAGAAGAAAAGAGATGAAGAATATAAGGAAGCTGCACGCAAGAAGATGGCTAAGCTCTGCTCTGACACACAGAAGAGATTAAAAGAGATAGATATCAAGCCTGTGAATGGCAACGTGCTTATACAGCCATATAGGACTGATCCTTACTCTTGTGTCATAAGAGATGGTATTCTTCTTACTGATGATTATATGTATGAAAGTAAGGAGACAGGGAATACAGAGAACGCGAAGGATAGTCCTGACATGAAACTTATTGAATGCGGTAAGGTTGTTGAAGTAGCGGTTGATTGTAAATGGTTAAGGAAAGATGATGAGGTATATTATTATACACGTAATGCAACAAAAGTCCCGTTCCAGCAATTAGGAATGAAGATCATACCAGAGGGAGCCATAATGATAGGTATGGGCAAAGGACTTGACAAGAGACTAAAAGAACAATATGATAACATAAAGAAATAGTAATGGAAGAAGATGATAAGTTCTTTAACCCTGGAGACTTGGTTAAATTCAAACATGAAGAATTTTGCTCACCTACCATGTTAGTACAAGGAAAGGTGATGCAAGACAATAGTTTCAAAGGAATAAAATGTATCTGGTTTAGTACAGATATGAAATATAATGAGCAAGTGTTTAATACAAAAGATTTAGTAAAATTATGAAAGAAGAAGATAAGAAAAAGTTACATACGTATTTCCAAGCAAACTATCTGCAAGAGAATTTCCCGGCAGATTATGAGACATACGTACAGACATCCGAAGGATTTAATCCGGATGGATTGAATAACATGATCTCATCACATCAAGATGAACTTGACAATGCAGAGCAAATATTTGACGGATGGGATGATTTGAATGCAAAAGTCAATCAAGCACAAGAAGCATATGCCAAGGAACAAGACCAAGCATTTACGCAAGAAGTCATTGCAGCAAAGAATGGTACTGTACTTAGTAAGTTCAAACATCTTAGGGGTTGCAAGTGTGGTTGCAAAATGAAAGCTGCCAAAGAAGGTATGAAAGTAAAAGATATTATAGCAATGGCTAAAGCAAAGAAAGAAGAGAAAGCTCCTGAAAAGAATAAAGGCCATAAGTATTTAAAGAAGAAACATCGTTTAGCATAATGAGGTTTTTCAAGTATGCAGATGGAGAGTTGACTCTCGATGAGCCATATATATTACTCATTCCTGAGTTTCATGCTTTGATGGATCACGAGCGTAATAAATGCGTCAGTGATCCGCAAGGCAAGAAATGTCTTAGGGCATTTAGAGAGTTCACATATATGTGGTTGGCTATTGATTGGCAAAGTATATACTCATCAAAGACACCAAGCGAGCAACATAAACTTGCTCTGAAAGATGCGAATCTTACAGAGGATGAGTTTAATAATGAAGTGTTTAGGGAAGCATGTAGGAAATACCAGACATTGCAAGAAGACCAGTTGCCTATGCAACTCTTATTTGGAGCAAGGCATGCAGCACGCGAAGTGGCAAACTTCTTCAATACGATAACGATATCTGATAAGTATGATGAAGGTACAAGTCCTAAGGATGTCATTGACAATATAAATAAGTGTGCGCCACTCATGGAAACGATGAGGAAGTTTGAGGAAGATGTAAAGAAGAACTTACAGATAGATAAGAAAGGATTGAGAGGAGAACAGGATAAAGGATTTAGAGACGGTGGTAATTAATGATTAAATGGGATTATAAGATAGGTGATGAGATAGAATACTTCGATGAAGATAAGTCTTATGAGTTGACAGGATATATACCTATCAATAAGACATCAGGATTGGATTTTAATCCTAACTGGTTCACGGAAGATTCAAAGCATTTCTTAAAGACAGGACATTACTGTTCTGCTCCAAAAGGAAGTGTGGATTATAATGCCTATTGGGATAATATGTATGATGTATGTGCTAAAGGAAAAGTATCACATGGATATAGGTTAACCGGCCCTAATGTGTTCTTTCTTAATTTCTGGAGGATGAAACTTGATTCAGGTATCAATGGTATGCCGGCAATAGATGGCTTTCCTGCTTTCCTTGCATTCCAATATATCACATTCCATTATATAGAGTTATGTATAAAGCTTGGATATGATGTAGCATTTATGAAAGGGCGTTCCATGGGATATACCGAGATGATGGGATCTATGATAGCATGTAACTATACCGTTTTAAAGGGTTTTAGAAGTGTTATAACGGCATATACACAGAAGTATGTAGACGGGTTAGCATTAAAGGTTTGGAACGAGCTGAGCTTCTTAAATCAGCATACAGATGGCGGTTTCTTACATCTTAGGATGAAGATAGATAAGTCTAATTTCAAAAGAGCATCAACAGTAGATAGTACAGGCAATGAGATAGTTGCTCCAGAAGGATGGATGAGTGAGATAGAAGCAGTCGTATCTGATGATCCGGATAAGTTAAGAAGTGATAGGGACGATCAGATATATTATGAAGAGTCTGGCTCAAACAAGAACCTCGAAGAGACATGGCTTAAAGGACAGTCGCTTGTAACACGTAGAGGACGTAAGACTGGCACATTGCTTGCATGGGGAACAGGTGGTGATAAAGGTGATGCCATAGGTGGTCTTAAAGACTTAATATATCACCCTATAAAGAATCATATCTTACCACACCATAATAACTTCACACAGGATAGTACATATCAATTGACAGCATTATTTCAACCATGTTGGAAGAATGCGCATAATACAGACAAGAGAGGATATGTAAGTCAGGAAGATGGCAGCAAACAGTTCCTTAAGACACGTGAGAGATATAAAGATTCTTCAAAGAGTCTTATGAGGGAATGTGCCGAGAACTGTTTCAACCTTAATGAAGCATTCTCAGAAGCCAGTGATGGAGGATTCCCAGAAGAAGTACGCGAAGCAGTAATGCAACAGAAGATGATGATTACAATGGGCAGTACCAAGGTGAAGATAAGAAAAGGCCGCATGGAATGGATACGTGATTCACACGATAGAAGAATACATACCGGTGTGAACTTTGTTGATGATCCGACAGGACACATATATATATCAGAGATGCCTTTGAAAGATAAGGACGGTAATAACTATAATAACCTTTATATAGCAGGCATAGACTCTATTGATATGGGTAGGGATGATACATCTGAGTCGAATGATAAGACATCAGACTTCTGTATAGTCATCAAGAGACGTGTGTTAGGGCTTATGAATGAAGGATATGTATGTTATTATAAAGACAGGCCAAAAGATATACGTGAGGCATATGAGATAGCATATATGCTTATGATGTTTTATAACTGTAAGGCCAACCTTGAATATACGAAGATAACCATTGTCAACCATTTCAAACTTATGAAATGGAATAATATGTTTGTACAAAGGCCAAAGATAGCTATGCCATCAGGTTCTCGTTCAAAGAGATTCATAATAGGTACGCCGGCAACGGAAGTAGTTATTAAACATGAGTTGGAGTTGATATGTAATTTCGTCTTTGATGAAGGCGATATACCATTTCAGGAGTTCTGCCAACAGATATGTGACTACTCATATAAGAATAAGAGGAAGTTTGATATAATAGCTGCTATTGGGCAGGCAGAGATAGCAGATGAAGATATGTCTTTCAAAGTGCCGAGAGCAGTGGAAGATACTAATGATAAACCGCTTGAACTTGTAGGATACTACACAGGGAGAGATGGCTATACGAAATATGGAGTTATACCACAAGAAAACTTATTAGCTCATGACGATCCAGGAATTGCAAACTACAATCGTTGGTTACATGGAGGAGATATACAAAACGAAGTGTTCCATGGTTATCACGGTGTCAAATGACAATGGTTTATATATTGTAAAGATACCTATACCAAGTGCCATTGCACCATTGACAATATCCATGGAGACTGATGATGAGAATGCTTTTCTTGCTTATATACACAAAGAGTTGGGAAAGAGATATATTATCAGGACATATTATTATCAGTGGAAGAAATTTCCTTTTGAAGGTAAAGAAGATGCAAAAGAGAAAGATGATAGTTTCAGAGGGAAACAAGTAAATAGGCCATTATGAATGAACAGGAATATATATTAAGGAAGTGCAATAAGAATATCGGAGAGCTTGTCTATGAGAAGACAGAGTTCTTTAAGGCGCGTAATTACTATCTAGGATTCAGAGACCCGGCACAGTTTAAGTACCTTGAACTGAATTATGGATTAGGCAATCCTGATAAGGTGCGCTTTCATGAGTTTACATCTAATCATATTAATGAGTTAGTAGGTAGGTTCCTTTCCTCCAATAGAGAGAAGAGTATCACATGCAATGACAATCAGACAATGCATAATATCTTGGTTGATAAACTTGTCGGGTTGAATAATGTTGCTGTGAAGTCTATAAGGGAATCTATAAATAGTTTTCTTAATGATAAGAACAGTCGTATAGATGACAGCACGAAGAATTACGTGCATGACAATATGAAAAAGTATAGCGATAGTTTCATATCGGATTATGAGATCGCATCACAGAACATATTGACATGGGCATCACAAGACCAACGTATAGATTATCAGGCGAAGACGACACAGATACTTACTAATGGATTTGTATATGGTTATATGCCATATAGGATGTTACCTTCTGCTAATAAGAAATACATCAATTTTACTGCTCCTGATCCATGTTGGACATACATAGAAGCAAATCCCAACTCACCTTATTTTAAAGACTGTGATAGGTTTGTCATCAAACGTTTCATGACGAAGAACCAGATTTTTGAAGAGTTTGGTGCTGACATGAGCAAAGAAATGATTTCACAGTTCAGTAAGGAAAAACCTACTGATGAAGTCATACAACAGAACTATATGTATGTCAATTCAGACCAGATTCAACCGGGTGATGGCGTAGGTGCCGGATTACTTGGAGGACTGGAGATATCTCCATTGTATCCTTATGATATGAATAAGAGATATAATATGAAGTTCTTCACTGTCTATGATACAGAATGGATAAGGAGTGTCATAGAGGATGGCAAATGCATGCAATACAGATATAGATGTGTCAGGATAGGTGCAAAGATATATATACCTTAT